GGCGTCTGACCGCAGGAAGCGAGAGAATAGAAGCCTATGCTTGATGGGGTCTACTTGTGTGATTCCAAGGGCATATGCCACTAGCGAGCCGGCTGCGGATCCTCTGCCTGGTCCAGCCAGCATCATGTTAGTTGCTACATCAACAATAGATTTCATCGTCAGGAAATATTTGGAGAAGCCTCGATCATCAATAACTCTAAGCTCGTCTCGCAAACGATCAGTATATTCCTTATTGGTGTGAAAGCCTCTTTCTTTCAGTCCTTCCAGCGCATAATTAACAAGCGCCTGTGTTGCCGTAAAGCCCGCAGGCACAACGAATTCAGGGAGACGCACGGTGTTGTCAGGTAGAAATGACTCGATTCGTTCATGGGCGATTCGATATGTTTCTTCGATGCTTTCCAAAACGAGAGCATCATCATATTCAAAGCCACACGATTCTGCATATTGCTTATAACTTGACCATATCTGATCTCCATTCTTTGGATATAATTCATATCCGATCTCTTCAACGCCGGCCGGAAGCTGTGATTCTTCTTCTGCCCACGATGGGCGTCCTTTGCCAAGCCAACCAAGCCGCTTGTAAAGTTCACGATCCTTCCAAGCATCGGGATTGGGATAGTGGCTATCTGCTGTCGTGATCAGCTTAACACCAAACTCTTGTGCAACTTGGATAATGTATTGATTTAATTCATGTTGTTCCTTGATGTCGTTCCACTGGATCTCGGCGTACCAACGATCACCGAAGATATCAACCATGTGCCTTGTAGTCTCTCGCATTGCCCCTAGGACGGCTTCGGCGCCTTCCTCCCGGTTCTCCCAGTAGTTGCCGGCGTAAACGCCTCCTAGGCATGCTGACGCAGCGATAATGCCCTCATTGTACTTTTCCAGAAGAGCATAATCGATGCGAGGATAGCGGTAGAAGTTCTCGGCTTTATACGATTCCGATACAAGCTTGAACAAGTTGTTTAAGCCTGTTTGATTTTGTGCAAGGAGGATGAGATGTCGCCGGCGCCGAAGGATATCTTGTATCTTTTTGCTGTTGCCTTCGTCTTCGACGGTGGCCCCTGATTGTTCATCTTTCTTGATAGAGCGGGCCCTCTTTTTGTCCTCCATGGCTTGGTCATATGCTTCTCTCCATTCTGAAATGGATGGCGTGAAGTAAGCTTCGCACCCAAAAATAGGTTTAAAATCTCTTCCCTCTGCCTTCATATTCTTTGCATGAAGTACCTGATAAGCTAGGCCGTTCATGTTACCGTGATCGGTTAGTGCTAACGCATCACATCCATTATCATATGCAAAGTCCATATGCGTTTGGGGGTAACCAATGGCGTCGAAAATCGAACCTGCTACGCTATGCGCATGCAAGCCCACGAACTTAATTTTAGAATCTATTCGATTCATTTATCTCTCCTTGAAAGTTTAACCCAAATACCCCAGATAATGGGGACTGCTATTGGGTGAAGACACATTAACCAACTGACGGGGGCGCCCGTTATAAACCAGGGGTTAACATTGTGTCCGAGCCAGATAAAAATTAGTGGAAAAAGTACATCTTCCAAAATCTCCCATCCAATTATGATAAGAACAAGGGCTGCCCCATGCTCTTTCAGTGTGTCCATCAGACGCGAGAGGCGAAAATGCTCAAACTTATGCTTTAGGCGATGACCAAGCCATCTCAATGCCTTCATTTTTTATTCTCTATATAAGGTATTTTAGCGTATTTGTGAGGCTTTGTCAAGTGATCGGGGGGTTTTTCTACACAAAAATCTGAGGCAAGAAAATCTCTATATTCTTTCCAGCTGGAAATATCGTAATACCAATCAAGGTCGATTTTTGTCGCACTCTCTTCGCTCACTTGTTTGAATATCGTCTGGAAGTTGAAATGGCGAGCGCTCCATCTTTCGCCCAGGGGTATCTTCTGGGTCGGGTAGTGGGCACCGGGTGAAGGGGGTAAATATTCCCTTGTTGTTTGTTTGTTTACCGAACGTCTGCATTGTTTAAAATCTTCTCCTGTGAATGTAAATGCTATTGGTTTGTTGTCCTTGATTGTACCGCCGTTATAGCTTAAAAAAAAGTTATTGTCAGCGTGATTAATCAATTTCCTATAACCACGTATGCTATATATGTCATATACTGCCATTGGAAAGGATACATAATATTTATCGGGCGTTACCCATTGCGATATTTTGTGTGCCACTTTCCAAGCAGAATATGCTCCGTATAATACCGACCATCCATAAGAATCTCTTCGATTGCGATCTTTCGGGTGAATCGGTGTATAGTATATAGGTATTTCTTTTCGTTGTTCCGAACTAAAATTGCCATAAGTATTATAATAAACAGGATCATAGGTCCACTCGCCAACAATTTTACGCACAATTGGCGCCAAATCATCATTTGCGACAATCCAAATGGTGTTGCATCCCGCCATGGCACATTCAAAGACTGATTTTTGAATTGCTGTAAACCCTGCTTCTATTGGAGTTAACACATCGGGAGTTTGTAATTCAAAATCTGTTTTTAAATTTGCAACAGGGATGATGCCCGCTAAATGTAATCTTGTGCGGCTCACCAATGCCTCAAAAATCTATTGTAGGCCAGACTAGCCTGTGGTAGATCTTTGAGCATATCTTCCTTGTTAACTTCCGGAATTTTAATGCTATCGGATTGGGGGACGATATTTTTTGCTTGCTCATTTGTTTCGCGATAAAGGCTAGTTGTTCTAAATTTGTAATGCTTGGGGTTTCCTGCGGTGGTGTAGTCATGGGCGAATGTTCCTTTCATTCCTCGGGATTCCATTTCGTGAATCGTTTTAAAACGAGCCATTGTCTGGGAATAATCAAAGTTTAAGCGTTGTTTCTTGTTTAAGATTGAGACAGCACAAGCATCTTTAACAGGAGTATTTCCATCAATACGGTCGGAAGGATAAAACCATATCTCCCTAACAAAATCATCCTTCGTGTGAATGTAGTCAATCTCATGCTTGCCGCCTTTATTGAATCCAATATAATCATAACATATATATGTATCCTCGTCAAGTGTATTTTGCTCTATAAATCCAGTCGTCTTGTCGTCGCCAAAATAATAACATTCATTAAATTTAAAATCTATTATTTTCGAATACTCGTTCGAGCAAGTAACAACATTATCAACGCACCTTATGCTACTGCACAAATTTGAAAGCGGTGCGCAACCGCCGATTGACAATAGAAAAATTATTCTTTCCCACAATAATTCCTTAGTAATTCCAATCTTTTTATCATCACCAAACGTCGTTAAACTTTTATTGGAGGCCGGTATCTTTAAGCACGATAAGTCTACCTCGGGCTCAAAATAATCGAACCTAAAGGGTCGACGCTCTTGAGCAAAAAAAACTGGATAATTATTGATGAAGGCGTATAGTATTGCCTCTATTGAGCTTCCTATGACTATTTTTTCGTACTCAATCAACTTTCTTCCTCAAGCCGGCGCGTTCAAACCCGCCTAGATGCCAATTTGGGTGCATTATGTGAAATTTTTGAGAGTGGTGGCGCCATCCGAGGGCGTGGCCAAGTTCATGTTCTATCACTCTCTCTTTGCGCGCATACTTGGGATATACAAATATCTTAGCCTTTGCAATGTGGCCGGTTGTTTTCTCTGTATATATTCTTGTTGCTGCTATTTGATTGCCCCCCATGCTTCCTTCCGGCAATGTTACCACAACCTCGCCATAATGGGGGATCATGCAATCTGCGGAATGATCCATAAAAACACCATTGAATTTATATCCTAGCATTTCCCAAAACTTAATAGCCTTTTGTACTCGATAGGCGGATACCTCTGTCGCGGTACAAACTCTTATGATCGGATTGTCTTTCCATGTTGCTTTTTGAATTGGGGGCCCTATCGCAAATGTGTCAAATGTTTGTGCTCCGTTGACCTTCAGTAATGGATATTGTTCTGCTACGAAGCAACTCAAAAAAAGTATTAAAAGAATTCCCATGTAATAAATAGGAATTACTGATTTTAATTTTTAATCTTATCTAAAATATCAATATCGTGTTTCACTTCGTCTATTAATGTCTTTATGTCGAGACCGGCACAATCAATTTTTCTTTTACTGACATGGTAATGACTCACAAATCCGGAAAAGCTTCCGTATGTCACATCTTGAACATATTTGGTAGATGTTTTATTAAATTGGCTAACCGGGGTTTCATAAGGAATCCCAGTAGCTTTGTGGATTGCTTTCCAGAGTGCTTTAAGGGCTTTTATTTGTTCTGGGTAAAACCCTAGGAACGGGTCTAGCTTGGAGCCGTGAACCCAAGCGTCGTCTATTAGAGGGCGCTCGCCAAAACCGTTCTTTACATACCAATCTTGATATTTTGTATAATATGCGTTCGTAATTTCTACTCCCACAGACGGCCGGTTGGTTCGTGACGATCCGGCATGCCATGCGGCATGCTGCATATCAAGAGTCTGGTATATAGTGCCGTCGTTGTCAATTAAAAAGTGAACTGAGGCGCCGCGCTTATCCAACACACTTTGACAGGATTTCGACGAAAGACATACATCCCAATGGTTTACAAAATAGCGGATTTTTCGCTTGGGACGTCCGGAGTAGTCATAAAAATGGCCGGGCTTTGTTTCTAGGCCCCCTTTCTCGGACCAAAGCACAAATTTATCCCATTCAATAGAGTGAAACTCGCCATTATAAACAATGTAATTTGAATAGTGACAATCGTTAGGCTTATATTCATCGATGTCTGCGTGACGTTCGGTCCATAAACGACGAAACGTCATGGGCCCACACAATCCGTCGGCGCCGAGGCCTCGTACTCTCTGCCATTTTTTAATAGCTCTTAGAAGTTTGTCATCAAAATATTTTTCACCAAACCAGCTTGGCGCCCAGCCTAATTTTTTGGCTGATGCTTCGTTGTAAAAGTGTTTGTCCATGCATGAGGCGCTCCTATTTATTCAATCATCCCGACGACATAGTTATCTAATATAATATTATAAATAGTTCCGCCGACGCTTATTTCTTCCATCATTGAGTGATCCACCACCAAACGAGCTGATTTGTTAATCTTAAATCTGACATCGTCTGCGGCCTTTAAGGCAATTACTTCAATAAATTTATTTTCTTTTGGTTTATAGTCATCAGGAAGCACAATTAATGACTCAGACTTCTGTGCTTTATGCGGCATTTCAATTAGAATATATCTATTAACGGGCTTCAGCATTTTCAACCTCTCGCAAGATCAACATTTTTTGTGTTTCATAGTCTTGTTTGCTGAGAAATATGTCTTCGCGAGCGGCACAGTGCTTACAATACATCGTCATATGTACATTTTCCCCGTGTGTTGATCTAATATTCCCAACTGGAATCCAATAGCATTCCTCATGGTTAGCCTTGCATTTTCTTCTTACAAATTTAGCTTCCATTAAGTGATTAAAGTTCACGTTTCCTCCTATATCATACACGTATCATTAGTACAAAATTTTGTTCCAGATCCGCCATCCTCATCGTTGATTCTAATAAAAGGCGTAATCTTGGAGATCATTTTTTCATATTTTTTCTTAGTAATTGCTTCATACGGCGCTTGTTCGTATCCCGAATCGTCGTACTTTAAAAAAGAAACCGCCTTTAGCCGCGTCTCATAGAGTTCAAGAGCAGCTTTAATTTGGTTCGCCTCCTGTGGTTTAAAAGTGACTGTAATAGACACTGAGTTATCTGCCCAATAATATTGATACTGGGCTGCAATTTCAAGTTGCTCCCAAATTGAAACATCTCGTTTTCCTTGCGTAAAATAGGGCTCGTGGACAGGAAACTCCACAACAGCAGTATTCGGAGAGTACTTATCATTTTCAACATTGTATCCTAATTCTTTGAGATTGTCAATTAATTTTGAAGAATTTGAAAATCTAATTCGTCTAATATAATACTCATTCTCTGGGAAATGTATTCCGGGCGTGGAGCCATTTAATAACGACACTGTGCCTGATGGCTTAATTGACGTCATACGAACTGATTTTGGAATGCACAACCAGTTTGAATATTCTTCGTCTAACTGCTTAACGTGTGCATATGCTTTATCACACATTTCATACATAGCTCGTCTTCCAAATTTATTGAAAGCTTGCACAACTCCCGATTGTGAGAGTCCGATGCGGCGATTCTTAAGCATCTTGGCATTGGTTTCTGGCCAGTGTGTATTTGAAAGAGTAATAGTCTTGCCATATAAATAGGCAATTTTTAGCGTGCGCAGATAATCATCTAAATCATCATGTTTTGCGGGATATGTTTCCACAAGACAACAAAGTTCTGCATCTTCAAGTTGCTGTTCGACGCAAGGATTAAATCCTGCGACATTAATATCATCAAATCGCTCAGCATCTTTAAATCTTCCGCGGGTTCGCGCGTTATTCAACCAAATGTATCCAGGCTCGCCATTCTTTTGGCTTTGCTTTGCGTGCCACGTATAATCCATTCCAACTTCAGCATTAAAAGAATTATTAGAGCCCCAACGATGATGATATAGCTTTTCTTGATCATTTTTCATTTCAAGATAGCGCATGTCATCATATTTGCCCATTGCCAATGCCGCCGAGCGGCGCACATTGCCAGAAACCACACATCTACCAATTAAATTTTCAGTATCAACAATATCAACGGAAGAAATGGGTTCGCCTATTTTTGCAGAATAAAGCTCCTTTAAATTTTTATGAAGTTCGATCAATGGGTCCGGACCACTAGAGGTACCACCGAAGCCTTTGATTTCAATACCAAGAGGTCGAATAGCGGAATAATCAAACTTTGGAACTTTGCCGGCAAAAAAGAAGCCATCAAGCAGCATGTGTACGGAATTAACCCAACCTTCGCGAGAATCATCGATTACGAGAGTATCATTCGTATATTCTGGTTCTTGAATTGTAACAGTGCCGGCGCCTTCTGTGTCGAATCCAACACCGACGCCAACCATAAGCGCATCCATCATCCAAGCAAACAGATAGCCCCCCTTTGTTGAGAGATCTCGCGTCGAACGAAATGCACAATTAAAAAGACCTGCGGCGGTGCGCTCTTCAACAAACTTGGTGCCCATCATCCATAGGCCGCGGCCGGGTGGCGTCCACTTAAGATTAAACAATCGATCATACGCTTCCTTTGCGGTCTTCTGTGCCTTATGGTCGTTCCATTCCAGGCCGAGTTGAAATACGTGCTGCTTTTGCATATTAAACATGCCCTCTACTACACGCCGGCATGTTTGCCACCATTCTTCGCTTCCTGTTGCTTCGGGATCAAACTCACTTAATCGGCGAGCATATGTACGTTTGAAAGTTACATACCCCAAAGGACCCCATGGCACCTCATCATCCTTGTAAGGCTCAATAAATGTATCTGATAATCTAAATCTGCGTATGTTTTGAATTGTTCTCATTCTTTTTTATTTCCTTTTTCTAAATTTTTCATACTTGTTTTGCAAAAGGTCCTTTTGCATGCCGGCACTTAGGGCAACCGGGTTTATGGGAATAATTCCATTTGTATTTTTTGGCATAACTTTTATTTTTGCGCTGCCGGGATCCATAAAAATATCGTATACGATACCATCAGGCCCATTTCTATTCTTTGCAATAAAAATTTTCCCTTGATTGTTTTGCTTGTCTTCGGCTGTGCGCGAAACAGAGAAAATGAAATCAGCCACGAAACATTTGTTAAACGCTTCTGAAATTTGTTCCATTGTAATCACTTCCGCACTCAGTCCTGAGCGATTTGTTTGTGATGCTGTCCACACGGGGCAGGCAAACTCTGTGGACATCGCGCGAAGCTCCTCATAGATAGACTCTAATTCTGTTCTCTTTTCTTTTCGGGTAGTAACTGGTCTTAGGAGATCCGCATAGTCAACAATGATCATCCCCGGCTTGAGGCCTCTTTTTAACAACTTTGTCAAGTGAGATTTAATAGTGCTTGTTGTTGCAGATTTGGTGGGATATTCTTTAATAATAAGCTTTCCCTCCATATCTTTAATCTCTTCATATACTTCTTCTTTGAAATTAATGATATCAGAAAGTGGATAACCCGTTAAACAACTATCATATCTATTTGCAATAATTGTATCTTGAAGCTCTAGAGTGTAGTGGACGACCACCTTTCCTTCTTTGAGCCCTTGGGCGCCGAGGTGCACAAGACAAAAAGTTTTACCGGCACCAGTTGGCGCAATAACAACTCCAAGTTCGCTCTTTCCGAGGCCCCCACCACAAATATTATCAATCTCTTTCCAGCCGGTAGTGATTGGAAGACGATGTCTGGGAACAAATCTTTGTTCAAAATCGGCTATATAATCATATCCAAAGTTGTTATCTGAGCCCAGCTTGAGTGAGTCGTTGATCGTTTTTGAAATTTCATCAAAAGAACATGTTTGCAACAAACTAACTGACTTAAGCATTGCTTCTTTCAAATTTTGCTTGCGGCAAAAATCAAGAGACTGTTCTTTGATATATTTTATATCAGCTGCTTCGTTACTTGTAATTTTGGCAAAATAATCACGCACCTGCTTCCGCACAACTTTATCCTCGTTATCAAGCTCTGTGCGCAACATTGTTATAACAGCTTCGGCAGAAGGATGAGTGGCGTATCTATTGCGATAGTTAAGAATCTTCTCTGTAAATACACGCAAATACTCCAATTCTAGAAAATGTATGTGAAGCACTTCTGTGATTTGATCGGCGAAAGGACGATCTTCATATATGATCTGGACAAGCCCTTCCTGAAAGGCTTTTCCATAACGACTAAAGCTAACTTTTTCAATCAAGTTTCACTCCTCGGCACCCGTAATAAGTATAACAAATTTATCCGTAAAGTCAAGCAAATTAGCGTCCCGCATTAATTTTATTTAAGTGCAATTCTAAGTCTTTCCAATTCAATTCTCCGAAGCCATCATCGCGCATTTTCTTTAAAATTTCTATCTTGTTGAAATTACACTCAAAGTTCTCTACTGCATTTCGAATAAAGTCTTTTGACTGGACCGAAAGCATTGGAGAATATAGTTGCATCATCTTATAATTATGCTCAATAATTTCTTCTCCTTCGATAATATTTGTGTGAAACTTAAGCTTTTTATCTACTTTATCACAATATGAAACAATATCATCAATGGTGTAATCTTTGTCGGCCGCCAAAAATCCTAAACGTCGTTGAATGCTTTTAAAGCCAACTGATTTAATTCCTGCCAAATTATCTGATGCATCCCCCACCATTGCCCGGGCTAGGGCCATGTTGCGTGGGTGCACTCCCAACTCTTCAACGATGCGGCCCTTATTATAGATGATATCACTAGTAGGGCGATAGACCACTGTTTCCTCATCACATAGCTGGTAAAAATCCTTGTCGTTAGAAACAATAACCTTCTGCCACCCATCATAGTAGGACATCCTTGTGAGATAGGAGATTACGTCGTCTGCCTCGACTTCTGGAATCATCACTTGAACAATGGGCATCTCATTAAAATATTCAATGGCGCGCCGTTGCTGCCAGATTCGGTTTTGCATTTCCTCATTTTCGGTGAGGGCTTTTACGTTTCTATTCAAACGAATTGGCTTGCGCCCAGCTTTATAATTCTTATCTAGGCTCCGGCGCTTGCGAGATCCGTTGGGGCCATCCCATACGATAACGACCTCTTCTGGTTTTGTCATCCTTACCAGCTTTTGTACAATCTTAAGGGATCCTTTGAATCCTCCGATTGGTTCTCCGTTTGTCGAGAGACTTGGATCTACAATGTATGCTCTCAAAAACATATTGAGAGCGTCGATAATCAATACTCTTTTCATAATTTATAACTTCCTGCGATTTTGTTGTTAATAGTGTATACGACGCGTTTTACGCCAACATGCTTAAGGGCCTCATGGCACATGGAGCATGGCTTGGAAAGCTTGTAATTGCCCTCTCTCCCCACCCTAGCAACATAGATGGTAGAACCCTCGGTGATGCTGCGATCCATGCCCAGGACGGCGCCTAGTTCTGCGTGGAGCGTTGTTCTGCCTTGATGTTCTTTTTGAAATCTCGACCCAAATGAACAGTAATTATCCTTATTGAAGGATGCATTTCGGATGGAGCCCTTCACAAGCACAGCGCCATGGCGATAATCAGGAAACGACGATTGATGTGCCATGCGCTTAGCTAGTTCCATATAGCGCCGTGTTTTACCAGAATAGTGATGGAATCTCTCGGCGCCATAATCCGATTTATATTCCGTTGCTGTCGTAGACATGAAGCCCTCCCACAAGCTTATACTTCAGTATAGCGCATCATGAGAGGGCTGTCAAGCGTTTTTCATTCGGGATCTGCGTAAAATTGATCTGCAGAGCCCTCGCGCCTATCAAACTTCTGGACAACTTCTTCGTCCATAAGTTCCAAGACATTCTTTCTAAATTCTTCATCAGATTGTATTAGATCTGCCCATTTTGATGGCTGAAACTTTTTCTCGTATCCGTCGGCCATTTTCAGAGTGTACCATGCACCAGCACTAGTCATACACTCTGAACCCTTCACAGCATCAAACCATGATTCTTCGTCACGAATGCCAACATCTTCGGTCCCCCACAAAATGCGGAAGGCGCAATTGCGTCCTTGCGTGCCGAATCGTGATTTCTCGATCTTTACCTTAACCTCTGAACCAATGCGAAAGCCCTTAGCATCCTCAATAAACGCAGATTTTGCCTTTCTGCCTGTGAGCCAGATCCGCAATGAATACGAATAGTGTAGCGCCTTGCCTCCGGGGGTCATGTATGGCGTCGTCATCGCAATAATACGTGCGTTCGGGCCGCTTGGAATATTCGTCTTCAACTGGTTGAGAACGAGCAGTGTTGCTTGTTTATCGGCGATAGGGATCACCAGTTTTGACATTCCCTTTGCAAGAATGCGTGCTTTCACGGCCATCGACGACTGTGGGTTGAAGTCCCCTTCAACGTCGGAAATTGACGGCGTAAATGCCAATGAATCCCAGATAAACAATAGCTGATCTTCGGATGCTCCAAGTAGTTCTTCTATGGTTTCTAGTACAAACTCTACGGACGTCGCCTGGATGTACATTAAGCGACCTAGATCGCATCCTGCTCGCTCCAAAAAGTCAGGGTCAATGGCTGACTCAGAATCGAAGTAGACGACAAGCTTGCCCTGTTTCTGGGCGTTTGCGGCGATCTGCGCTGCCATATATGACTTACCTGTGCTGGTCAATCCAGCCAGTTCAGACACCTTGCCGACCGGGATCCCGGCGACTCGGCCCTTGCATATAATACTATCAAGCCAACGAGAGCCTGTGGATATCCATTCCTTTACTTCGGTTGGATTTGTGCCCGTCAGATCGTGAGCAACGTTGCGGCCGGCCTTCTTGTTTACAAGATTCATCAAATCTTGCATCGATACCCGGCCAGGCTTGGGTTGTTTGGCTTTTCTCGCCATTATGCCTCCTTAAAAAATGCGGCACCCTATTTTCTCGACCGGGGTGCCATCGGTCACGCGCAAACCTTATTTAGTTGCCATTAACTCGTCAAACGCTCGGTCCACATCGCTCTTACCATTTCCGTATTTAGTGGTTTCCGTCGAGCGTGACTCTGCACTTCCATTGTCAGCAAGCTGTTCATCCAGAATTGCATCGATTTGCTTTGAAGTATGACGCTCGAAAAGAGAATCAAAATCGGGAATACTATCAAGGAGGGCGGGGATAGCTTCCTTATCCTCCAAAAGCGGGGAAGTGTTTCGGCGCATCTTAAGGTTCGTCTGCGGGTATGCCCCAGGCGTGGTGGGCTTCGTATAGGTTAGGGCAATGTCGGTCCCTTCGAGGGGATCTGTAATGTCCCCATAATCTGGATCTAAAATGTAGCCTAGAAGATTCTCGTAGGCGCGCTTTCCATAGCCATACATCTTGGCTCCCTCATCTTCTCGGCCGCGAACAACGACCGGAGAGAAATAGCGTGCACGAACGAATAGAGACTTAGCAAGCTTCTTGCTTTCTTCATCGTTGTTGCCTGTACCTTCCTTCCACAAAGCAGAAGCAAACTCGCAAATCGAACAGTTTTCTCCAAAGTTGCGCTTTGGGCAAACGATTCCTCCGCGATGTTCTCCTACATTATAGTGGAAATACATTTCCTTAAGCGGATCGCCATCGGGCGATGGGACGATTCGAATGTCCTGATCCCCTTCATCTGGTCTAAACCAGGGCGATTGCTCCTTATCATACTCGCCGCGTAGTTGAGCGAGCTTCTTTCTCATTAGTTCCATGTTGATTGACATTAGTTTTTTCTCCTTGTTTTATTGTTAAAGTATATCAAGCTTTCCTTGATATCTAATGTGTCACTCTTGCTCTAGCCTGTCAAGAGTTTTTTGTTGTTGTATCGTGTTTGTGTGGGCCACGACGTACCCAAAATCATTGTGCGGTGTTTCGTATATTGCATAAGAAATTTTACGAAAAGCATTTGAAGGCTTCTTCTTTAGCGCGTCCACAATCTTTCTATGCAATGTGCCCTCCTGGGCCAATCTTTCTTCATTTATACATAAATAATAACATAAATCTCGCTGAACGTCAAGCTTAAAAAGCCAATTTTCTTCTAAATTTTTTGTATCGAGGACTCCAATACTTCTAATGCGATTCATCACCGCGGGGCGCGCGACTTGGCCGATCTCGGGCTCTGTGTGGGCAAAATAATTCAAATAATGAACTGATGAGAAAATCGAATCATTTATAATATCGTAGTACTTCTTTATTGGTACATTTCCAAGAATTTTTTCAATCTCTTGATTAGAAAAAACCGTAATTGACTGAAATAGTCCAGAACGAGCGTATTCCTGTAAAACTCCAAAAGTTATATTTTCCATTGTCCGGGGGACTCCCGTCAACAGGCCAATATCTGGTTTAATATAAAAAACTTCTATCTTCTTTTCTTTTATTTGTTGTAATATGCCCAACGAATAATTTGAACTATACGAAGATCCAATAATAAAAACTTGAACATGGTCCTTCAGATCTTTAAAAAAATTAGATAAATCAGGAATATTGTTTTCATATTCTTCCGGATCTTCAAATGCTTTGAGCTTAAACTTTCTCGATGTTTTTCTTTTAATGCTGTTGTTCAATAGATATACATCGTACTGCGAGATTTCACCAAACTTCTCGGCAATCGCGGAGGCTCCATTACCAATGCCCACAATAGATATCATAGCGACATCCTCTCAAGGTCATAATAGTCGTTGCCGGCACTTAAATTTACCATGAAATTGCCTAGTTTATTTTGTTCAAATGTATCTCTAATCTCAATCACCATATCACGCTCTTCATCAGCAAAGTCTATTACAATCTCGTCATGAACTATGTGTGAAATAAATGACTTCTTGCCTTCTAGCATCGCGTCTATTATTGTGGCGCGCTCTAGTACAAGATCGGCGGTGGTGCTTTGAATTAAATAATTGAACGCTCTTCGCTGATCGACTTTGATGCTTCTCCCAAATACAGTATAAATGTAACCACCCTTGTAGTATTTGTCAAGTATTTTTTTGCGATCATAATAATTGGTTTTAATAACGTCTGAGTCTGGGTTGTATAACCATGCGAAGAACATGCTCTTCGCTTCTTCTCGATGGATTTCGGGTTTTTTAAACACGTTATGAATGTTCCATTCGTGAATGTCAGTCTCTGGTTGTTCTTGCTCCGAAAGCGCTAGTAACGTGCGCACTTCAGCGCCATTGTAATCTAAAGATAAAAACCAGTCATTATGGGGCTTTATTAGCTTTCTTAACTCTTTCTTGAGGGTAAGAATCGGAAAAGAATTTGGTCGAGTTGTTAAACGACCCGTAACCGTCCCAAAAAGATTATAGTCTATATGTTGAGGGTGATTAAGAATTTTTTTAGCTTCGCGGCGCGTGCCAGTACTTAAAAACAATTTTTTGCTATCTTCGGCATTTATATTAAGATTTTGATATTTGATCTTAAACAGCAATTTTTGCATTTTTTCCAAAAACTCATAGTTTTTTGGTTTTTCGTAATTTTCAAAGACGTGCTTAGTAATTTGGTTTTTGATGTCACACAATTTTACAAGGAAATCGTGCGGCACTAAATCAAAGAAGCAGTGTTCTCGAAAATTTAATTTTGCTATCTCAAATGATTTTCTATAAGCAACAAACTTTTTTCTAACTTTTTGCCACTCATCTTTTAAATGATTAGGGCATACCTCATCCAAAGAAAGCCCTCCCGCATAGAGGAAACCATAATCAATCTCTTTATCGCTTAAAGAGCCTGAGTAGTTCCATGTTTTTGTAAGTTTATGGGCCGGTGGATCAAAATAGAGTGCCCCATCAACATATACACCAAAACATTGATTTTTGTCATCAAGTGTTTGAAAAATCATTTAGCCAGCCAGAATTCTACGTCTCTCTATAATATAATTTATTGCGCCGCTATAGTCAAGCGTTTTATTGAGAATTTTTTCAAAAGAATTTAAAGCCTGAATTAAATCCATTTCTGCCAAACTAAGACAATCACTTATTAGGCGGTTTTTCTGACCGTCAGTAAACTGTGACTCCTCTTCAAAAAATCTGATTCTACAATAAAGTTCCAAAAAATATAAATCGTCATATCTTATAAAATATGATTCTAAATTGTAATTTGTGGGTGTGGTCGTTTTTGCAATAAAGCCTCCATTTTCACACACTTCATGTTCATATATTCTTAGATCTTTTATGGTGTTGTATAAATCAAGTAAAATATATTTAAATCTGCCGAAATATTTTAAATGGGCCTTTTCATAAGCAACATTTAAGATAAGATCGGTTGTATTCATTCTATACTCGCCGGCATACTCCAGCATTGCTGGGCCCGCCAGATCTGCCACAATTCTCCACGGCATTTTAACATCTACCATGAATCCATAAGAATTGCATGCATTTACAAAAAATTCCCAGTTAGGGCTGGCAATAAATTGTTTGATTTTTTCAAAATCATTGTCTGCTTGCAAATCAGCAATCTCTACTGCGAGGCCCGACACATTTATGGGGCAGAAGGTGCTTTTAACAAATGCGGGAAATGTAAATGGTATTTTTTTGCTAACTGTTTCTAAGGTCGGTATTAAGTTTAAAATAAATTCATCAAAATTTCTAATTTTAGGGTTTGCTCCTTTAAGTGTGCTCGATAAACCTGTTTTAACTTCAGCCAAGTGTTCATCGTATAATTTCTTGGGATTTACATAAGCTTTGTGTACTTTTAGGCTAGACAAGAAAGTGTCCGTCGTGCTTATTTTACCTGTTAGTGCACACTTATCAAATTGCTGGGAGAGCTTTTCAAATGCATCCACTACAAAATTTAAAGCCGCAAGAGGTTCTTTTGATTCCGAGGCGGATGAAAAATTTTTTAATTGGGAAGTGGGCCCATATGATAAAACCATTGGTTCAAAATTCCTGGTGACTCGGCCATATAGTTGTTTTTCTGCAAAATTAAAATCCATCAAATTAGTATATACATAACCGTGGCATGTCGTCAAGTAAACCATTCTTTTATAAAATAGTTCTCGGCTAGTCTCTTCGTTACTTTCTACATATCCAAATGACATATTTTATTGTCCTCCTATTATAGTTCCACATC